CACCTAAACCAGAAGCAAGCGGAGCGTATAAGCAAGTCGTGCGTAACGGCGCGGTACAGGATGGTGACAATTGGGTACAGGCGTGGGTTGAGCAGGATATGTTTTCCGACACTACGGTTGATGGTGTAACCACTACTAAGGCAGAGCATGAGACAGCCTACCAAGCCCAACTAGACGCTACTGCTGCTACTGCGGTAAGAACTAAGCGTGATGGACTGCTTGCTGATACAGACTGGACTGGTATGTCCGATGTCACGATGTCTTCGGATATGACTACTTACAGACAAGCCTTGAGGGATATTACTACTCACTCAGACTTTCCTAATTTGTCTGACGATGACTGGCCCACAGCCCCGTAGGTATGAACATTGATAGAAATCTCATTAGCTGTTGCAGCAGCAGAAAAGGCTTTTCAACTTATAAAATATGGAGTTGACAAAAGCAAAGAAATACACGAGATGCAAGGAACTATTGCAGCTTTCTATGATGCAAAAGATAAAGTTACTGAAGCTAAAGCACAGTCAGAAAACACATCTGCTGCAAACAAGATGTTCGCAAAAGATTCTGTCGAGTCGTATGCGTTACAAGCAGTATTGGCAGAAGAACGAACTAAGAAGCTAGAGGCACAACTAAAGAGAATGTTTCAAGATAAAGGTAAGACTGCTTTGTATTCACAGATGATGAGAGTTAGGCAGCTAGAAAGATCAAGAAGATTACAAGCAGCAAAGGCAGCAGCAAAAAGAAAAAAAAGAATAGCTGACTTAACTTTTTTATTAATTATAACAGCCGTAGGAGTCGGTGCAATTGCGTTAATGATTGGGTTTGTTGTTACAAAAATAAGCTAAGGGGATTTTATGAGTTTATTAGATTATTGCTCGACAGATCGGCAAAGAGAAATTATACAAGCCTGGTACAATCACAATCAAAGCGCAGTAGAAGCAGCAAAATCAATAGGTTGCGGTGATAGTACCTTTAGAACAGTTCTTCATAATGTAAGAATTAGAGCAGCAGCAAAAGGATTTACATTATATTTTGACGGGTCAAGATTTGTTGACGAAGGTCATAGTTTAATTGGTAAGTCTACACTTACCAAAGATGACGAAGGCAATACGGTCTGGATTAAAACAAAAGCAGACCAGATAAAAAAAGACAAGGCATTTAGAGCATTTGTTCAGGAGTTATGCGAAGGCGTTAAGCCTATTAAAAGCAAGCCAAAAACTTCTAGACGTAAAGACGAATTGCTTTCTACTATTATAATTGGTGATGCTCATTTAGGAATGAGAGCAGACAGTGAAGAAACACGAGACAGAGATTTTGACACAAACATTGCTTCACAAGAAATTAAAGAAGCAATTAATGAGTTAGTAGAACGCTCCCCTGAGTGTAGAACAGGGATGCTTGTACAAGTTGGTGACTTTACTCACTCAGATGGTTCGTCGCCTTTTACGACAAAAGGCACACTGGTTGATGTAGATACACGTTTTGAAAAGGTAATGCGTGTTGCTGCACAAACAATGATATTTGCAATAGATAGGATGCTAACTAAGTGCGACACAATACAAGTCGCAATAGCTAGAGGAAACCACGACTCAGACACTGCTCTTGCGGTACAGTTAATTCTAGAGTTCTATTACTCTAAAGAAAAAAGAGTTAACATATTGAAGTCAAAAGGTTTTTTTCATTACCTCCAATGGGGTAAGTGGTTGTTTGGAATACACCACGGAGATAAAGTAAAAGCAGCTAAGTTAGCTCAGATTATGCCAAGAGACATGCCCGCAGCATGGGGCGAAAGCACACACAGACTTTGGTTTGTAGGACACTTTCATCATGCGTCAGTCCAAGAGTTTGAAGGAGTTACAGTGCAGAAATTTGGTACATTAGCTCCGCCTGATTCCTGGCACTCAGGTCAAGGATATGGTTCGGATCATACAATGAGTATGATTGCATTTAAGAAAGACGGGGGTAGGCACATTACTTGTACCTACGAAATACCAAAGCAGTATGCAGAGCCAGATGTGAAAATATGAGTGAAGAAAGATTGAGACGTGTTGAACATAAGATAGATGACCTTCAAGAAGCCATTGTTTCTTTGGCTAGAGTTGAAGAAAGGTTAGTTACTGTTTTTAACAGGCAGTCGTCTATCGAAAAGAAAGTCAATGCAATGGATGATAAGTTGCAAGAAATGGCTTTTAAAACTGATAACAGATTTGGCGAAAGACTTTTCTGGATATTTATTGTAGGACTAGTAGCTTTGTTAACTAACTATGCAGGTGGATTATGAAACTTTTAGCATTAATACCTTTGGCTTTTTTATTCTCATGCTCATCTTTAAATATTGTAGGAGATGCAGTAACTAAATATTGTGAGCTTTCTGAAGCACAAAGAAACGCAAACAAAGAAGTCGTAATAAAATCCGTAGCCCCTAACATGATAGAGATTACTTGTGAACAAGAGACTGATACAGAAGGCGTGTAAGTACGCATTACTTGCTTACGAAGAAGAGATTGAAGGCGCAATCAAGATTGAGTCTAGAGGCACATCTACGACTTGTTATTTTGTAAATGCAACTAATGAGCAATACGTCATCTTTCGCGGGACTCAACAAGTAAGAGATTGGATCTTTAACATGACCGCATTCCCTTGGAGATACAAAGGGCGTTGGGTTCATGGTGGATTTATGATGGCACACAGGTCTGTATGGAAAGAGATAGAAAAGCATCTTGATCCTAGCAAAGAAATTATTTTTACAGGCCACTCGTTAGGCGCTGCTCTTGCGGAGTTGTCAGCGCATTGCTGCCGTAAGTTTGAAAAGACTCGTTTAATTACGTTTGGTAAGCCAAATGTTTTTATGCGTCCATCTAAAGCGAAGATGAAAAACTTAATCTCGCAAGTATCATTTGTCTGCGGGTCAGACATGGTCGCAAGAATACCCGCGATAGGTTACTGTGCAGATGCAGGACAAACCATGGTGTACTTTGATAACTGGGGTAAGACTTGGATAGACCCAGAAGATTCATATGTGCGAAAAGATAGGGGTATAGGCGATGCTATTTCAGACCACGACATGGCGGGTTACAGCCGTCTTACTACTAAGTTTTGTTCTGAGTAATTGTGCTATTAGTAATAACTTAAAGGATGGATACGACAAAGGAGACATAACAAAGGGTTTGGTAGAGGACGTTAAGATTTATTGTTCTAAGCCAGTTTCTTATATTCGTAAAGCAAAGAGAAGTTTTTTATTTGCTTCAACAGGAATGATGTTACCAGACCCATGTCCGAAGTTATAGAGTTTCCACCACAGTCAGTAGAAGGCTTAGAGGACTTTGCAATAGAAGTTGAGATTGAATTAGATACGTTATGTGCAGGATTGATGGAGCAAGGTATCCCGCCAATCTACTTAGTAGGAATGCTTCAGTCGCAGATACATTATATATTAGCTGCGTTACAAGAAGAGGATGAAGAGTAATGGGAACACAAAGAAGACCAAATGGTAATTCTATGGTAGCCACTCCATCAGGCTCTATTCCTTACTCACAATATGACAGGATGCAATCTGGAATAATTGATGACGGAACTTACGTTGTTGATCCTAATTTTGTATACACTGGAAATATGTTTGGCCCGTTTAGAGAAGGCCAAGAGTCTTATGAGCAGCAATTAGCAGACTTAAAAGCAAATCAAGAAGAGGCCGAAGCTAAAGCAGCAGCAGAGCTTGCAGCATTTTTAAATTCTCCTACTACTTTGTATGGAGATGCTTTGGCAGGATATGAAGGTGTTAGAAATCCTCTTGGTGCAGCAGTAGGTGCAGCGCAAGCGCAAGATGCTTATGCAAGCGCAGTAGAAGAAGGTTTGGCATCAGGTGATAAAACACAGTTTAAGTATGGTTTTACAGATGACCCAGAAGTAGCTAAGGCAGATTACGAAAGAAGAATCCCGCAGGTTATAGCAGAAGGTGGTGATCCATCCATGCTGCAAGAAGCATTAGGAAAACTACAAACGCAAGATCCTGATATTGTACTTGATGAAGGTGATGACGAAGAAGTTTTTACTTTTGGAGATTTACTTAATGATTTGTTAAAACCTGCTTTTCCGACTTTTGACCCTAGCACTGTTGGTCCTTTTATTTTAGGAGGAGAAGGTGATGATACAGGCGTTGATGCAAGTGATGATACAGGTGTTAGCACTACCGCTCCTGTTGTTCCTCCTGTTGCTCCTGCCGATCCTGTTCCTAGCACTGTTCCTGGTACTCAGCCTGATGGCGATCCTGAACCTAATCTTAAACCTGATCTTGATCCGACTCCCGATCCAACTGTGGTTTCTGATCAGATCGTTACTGACGATCAAGCAGTCGTAACTATCCCTGAGATCATTAAGCCAAAATCTACAGAAAGCAAAAGACAATTGTTTGATATAGTCACAAGCGCAACGCCAATAACAGAAAGCATCTTGTTTTCGCCACAGTTTGTAGACTTAGATAATATTCAGCTAGGAATGTTTGACGCATTCTTGAAAGCCTCTGGAGGCAAGTAATGACATACTTGGAAGCAATTAACAGTGTCTTGCGTAGACTGCGTGAGGATGAAGTAGCAACAGCATTGGAATCAAGTTACTCCGCATTGATTGGAGACTTTGTTAATGACGCTAAAAACTTAGTAGAAGAGGCATGGAACTGGTCGTCACTAAGAAGCACAATTGCTTTTAATACCGTAGTAGGAACGTCAGAGTATTCTCTTACTGGATCTGGTATGGACGCAGTAGTAAAACACGCACTCAATGATACTAAGAACTCATTTATTAATTACAAGACAAAGGCGTACTTTGATAATGTTTACTACAATAATACACCTGCTGCGGGAAGCCCTGAGTGTTATACGTTCATTGGGACGGATGATAGCGATGATTTAAAAATCAAAGTATATCCAGATCCTAATGCTATTGAAGCTTTAAGGTTTGATATGGCTACGCCTCAAGCAGAACTCACTGCGGATGCTACTAAAATCAAAGCTCCTAACAGACCTATAGTGCAGTACGCATTTGCAATGGCTCTGAGGGAGAGGGGTGAGACAGGCGGTCAGTCGGCAGCAGAACAATTTGCCGTAGCCTCTAACGCTTTGGCAGACGCTATATCTATAGATGCAAACAGATTTCCAGAAGATCTAACGTACATGGTGGTCTAGATGGCTCAACAATTACAGAGCATTACAATCACAGCCCCTGGATTTGCGGGGATCAATACTCAAGACGCTCCGTTAGCGCAAGAGCCTAGCTTTGCTGCTGTGGCTGATAATTGCATTATTGATAAAGAAGGAAGGATTGCTGCAAGAAAAGGCTATGACTTACTTAATGGTAATGACTTGTTAGGTTCGTCAGCAGGTGTAGAAGCACTGCATGAGTTTGTTGCTCAAGATGGAGACATTACTTTCTTATCGGCAGGTAATAATAAAATCTTTACTGGTACTACCACTATGGTAGACGCAAGCCCAGGAAGTTACACAATCACCACAAATAACTGGAAGATTGTATCATTTAATGACCATGCTTTTTTCTTTCAGAGAGGCTATGAGCCTTTATTGTACTCAGATCACGCAGGTACAGTAGACAAGATGT